CTACCCCCATGAAAATCCTATCTGGTGTACAAGCACTAGCGGTTTCCTGCACGTTAACTTTAGGGTTAATAACGCTTGACATTGGTAAATATTCGGAAACCTACATTAGTTCGGAACTCCAGCTACCCAAGATAACAACCAGAGCAACCAATGAAACCTTGACAAACCACTTTAGTGATCGTCTGGTTAAAGGCTTTGGTGTTAAACCTAAAGTAGCGTCTGAGTTTTCTGGTTGGATATTGGAAGCCTCTGAACGCCAGAAGATCCACCCGGAAGTTTTAGCTAGTCTTTTAATCACTGAAAGCTCCTTTAGAAAACATGTAGTGTCTCATGTTGGTGCGGTTGGTCCTGCACAGGTTAGGCCTGAGTATTGGTCTGAGTACTGTGGTATGACGGAAGCCCTCCTAAGCGATCCTGAGGCTAATGTACACTGTGGAGCTATGGTGTTAGCCTACTTCAAGGATCGTTGCTTAGGGAGCCTCCTGTGCGCTCTGAAAGCCTATAATGTTGGACTGTACAATCAACATCTAAAGGCAGCGCACAGATACATCACAAAGATAAAAAAGTACTTGGCTAGTCTTCTGTGTTACCCCCATTTTTCCCCTGCTGAGACTCATCCACCTCACAGTACTCCAGTGCGCTTAACAGATCACCAAACTCCCCAATGTACTTTAACTCTTCTTTAACAGCGTCAGTAAAGGAAGTGTGATCCGGGAGGGCGGTAGGATTTTTAAGCATTACCTCCACGTTCATCCTATGTTTCTCAAGTCCTGACAAAATCTCATTGCGTAGTGCCTTGATAATGTCGTCCCTAAAGGTAGAACCGTTACCGTTTAGTCTGGTTACGTTACTCATTCCGCTACCACCTCCATAAAGTTTACTTTGTCCATGTTACCCCTGAGTCCTGCCTTCATGTAGGACGTAGATCTACCTTCAAAGAAGTTCTGGTGTTCCACTCCCAACACTGTGTCAAGCCACTCCAGAGGATTGTCCTTAACCTTGTAGTTAGGCTTCAGTCCTAACTGTAGCAGCCTTCTGTCCGCTATGTACCTGATGTACTGCTGCATTTCCCTCTTGGTCAAGCCTTCTATGTCCCCCAACTCAAACACTAAGTTAAGAAATCTATCCTCTAGGTCAACCATGTCCCTACAGGCTTGATAGATTTCCTTCTTAAAGTCGTCAGTCCAGAGGTCTATGTTTTCCTGTATGTACTCCCTGAATAACCTAGTCATGGCTTCTACGTGTAAAGACTCATCACGTATGCTGTACGTTATTATCTGGCCCATGCCCTTCATACGTCCAAATCTAGGAAAGTTAAGCAGGATGATAAAGCTGGAAAATAACTGTAGACCCTCAGTAAACCCAGAGTAAACAGCCAGAGCCTTGGCTATGCTTTTCCTGTCCCTGTTGGACACTTTAATGTTGTTAACGTACTCATGCTTGTCTGCCATGGAAGTGTACTCTGAGAAAGCCTTGTACTCAATCTCAGGCATACCTACAGTGTCCAATAGCAAACTGTAGGCGTGTTGGTGTATGGACTCCATGTTGTTAAACGCACCCATCATCATACGTGCTTCTGGCTTTTTAAAGATACGCATGTAGCGATCCACATAGCCAGAGCTAACGTCCACGTCGGACTGAGTAAACAATCTGAAGATTTGAGTCAACAAGTTCTTCTCATGTTCCTCTAAGTCCTGCCAGTCCTTAACGTCGTTGTGTAGTGGTACGTCCTCAGGAAACCAGTGCATTTGGTTCTGCTGCACGTAGTAGTCAAACATCCAAGGATGGTCAAAAGGTTTGTAGTAGTCCCTAGTTCCAGTTAAGCTCAATTTATTTTCTCCTCCCTTATTCTAAAGATTAATGTCGTAAGGACTAAGATTATCAAAGTGAGTTCTCCACCCTGTAGAATCTATTAGCTCATAGTTATTTGACATTAACTCATCGTAACTAACAAACTCCTTGGTTTCGCTAATGTAGTACTTAGCGTCTTTAATGCTCATAGTAATGCTCCTAATTTACTATTGATTTCCCACAGAAGATAGGCGACTAAACCTAATTCCGCTGCAAGTATAGTATGATACCATACCCATCTGGCTTTGTATATCCTTAGCTCCAATCTTTTTTCTTCTTCCACCATTTCGTACCTATGCACCACTTCCCTTAGTTTATGTTCAAATATCTTATCCTTCACAGGCCAAACACTCCACGTCCTCTAGGTTAATTCTTGGTATTTTTATGTTAACATTTTCAGAGTTCCTAGCTGCATTGGATCTCAGGTAGTACATGGACTTTAATCTCCTTGCACCAATCCAGTGCACACTGTTAACGTACTCTAGGTATTCGTCGTGTACCTCCTGTGGCTCAGTAGCCTTAGGAGGAGCAAAGAACAGGTTAACTGACTGACTCTGACAAATGTACTTCTGTCTGTGATGTGCATGTTCAATGACCCACAACTGGTTTATTTCAGGAGCAGTCTTAAATATCTCCTTTTCTTCTTCGCTGAGTCCCTCAATATTCTGTACAGAGCCTTCAGCAGCCGCAATGTCCTTCCAAGTCTTTTCATTGTCTAATCCTTTCTCTTGAAGAAGAGCTTGGAGATACTTGTTCCTGACTTGGTAGCTTCCGGTAAGAGTCTTGTGAGTAAAAACATTAGCACGTTGCGGCTCAATACTAGGAGAAGTCTGACCACAAATAATGCTAGAAGAAGCATTAGGAGCAACAGCGAGAAGACAACTATTACGACGATTAGAACCCACCATATCAGGAGACTCCCCACGGCTTTGAGCCAGAGCTTCACTAGCTGCTGTGGCTCTCTCCTTAATATGAGAAAACGATCTGTTGTTAAAACTTGAGGCGTACATTCCCTCAAAAGGAATTCCGTTGCGCTGTAGATAAGCGTGAAACCCCATCGCGCCAAGTCCAACAGCGCGTTCTCTGTAAGCTGAATAAGCTGACTTAGCAAACCCTTTAGCGGATTCTTTAACATAGCTGCTAAACCTCTCAAAGTTCATATTGTTGGTTTTAAGCTTACTAGTGTCTCCTACTGCATGACCAATAAAATGCTCCAGTACGTTGTCCAGCATGGTTATAAGGTCACTAATAAACAGTTCTTCGTCCTTCCATTCGTCAAAGTATTCTAGGTTAACACTTGACAAGCAACAAACAGCAGTTCTCTCTTCGTTGGTAGGTAAGGTTATTTCTGAACACAGGTTGGACTGGGTAATCTCCAACCCTAATTCCTTTTGTTGTTCAGGCAATGCTTCATTACACCTGTCAATGTTAACAATGTACGGTTCACCTGTCTCCGCTCTGGTGTGTATCAAAGACCACCAAAGATCCCTAGCGGACACAGTTTTAACTGCTTCCTTGGACTTAGGATCTATGAGTCTCCATGGCAAGTCCTCCTTAACTGCGTCCAAGAATGAGTCCGTTATTGTTACTGCGTTGTGTAGGTTAAGACACTTACGGTTTAAGTCTCCTCCAGTACTCTTACGCATAGCGACAAACTCTTCTATCTCAGGGTGAGATATGTCCATATACGCTGCATAAGATCCTCTTCTGGTTACGCCTTGGTTAAAGGCCAGCATCTGTGAGTCAACTATATGCATAAATGGTATGCTACCAGTAGATTCACTGCCGTTAGAAGTAGGAACACCATTGCTTCTAACACTACTCCAACATCCACCCAAGCCTCCACCTCCACTTGCGAGCCATATGTTCTCATCGTAGTGAGCAGATAAACCAGTCCTTGAGTCAGGAACATGATTAAGAAAGCATGAGATAGGTAAACCACGGCTCGTTCCTGCGTTGCTAAGGATAGGAGTGCTATAACTGAACCAATGCGAACTTGAGTAGTTATAAAGTCGCTGTGCAAGATCGTAGTCAACAACTCCTTGATAAGTTGCACAGTATACAGAAGCCCTAGCCAAAGCCTGTTGAGCATATTTTTCCTCCTTCCAGAAGTATCTGTCCTTCAGTGTGTCCAAGGAGAAATCACTTAAATTTTCCTCCTTAGAGTAGTCTATTTGAATACCAAGGTAGTCCTCAATCATCCTCTTCATTCTCCTGCTGTTCTAAGTCTTTAATCATTTCCTTTAAGTACCACTTGGCTTTTTTCAAGTCCTGTAGTCCATCTTTGTACTTGAATCTGTGCATGTACTTCAGGACTGCTCCGTAACAGTAAGCTTGAAACTCATGGCCTAGCTGCTGCTTAATGTACGCTATGGCTTCTATGTCCCCATTGTTATAATGAATAGGCTTATGTACTGGATCAAAGTTTTTAGTCGGTGTATTTGCCATGTTAATAATTTCTGCGTATTTCTCGCCTAACTTTTCCCCTATCCTGTTTTTATTCATTCTGTCCCATTCCTGTGGTGTTGCGTCGTCAATGCTGCTCATCTATATAAGTCTCCTCTGTTGTTTCTTCCTTCAGGTCTTCCTCAAATCCGTCCAACCTGTTAATTAGTTTATCCTCAAAGCGATCTAAAAGTTCTTCACTGGTTACTGCCAAAGCTTCCACCAAGTCGTCCACTTCATACCGCTCAAGTAGTTTCTCCTTAATTTCATTCATTGTTAGTGACATAATCCATTAGCTCATCTTTTTGTTGTACTGTAAAGTATTTAAACCCTTCCTTGTCGCACCATTGAGACATAGTTATTTTAGCACCTTTTCGTACTTTTTTAAAGGGGTCCGACAAAACAAATATTAATTCGTCGTCGCAACAGTCTCTAATTGCTTTGTACTTTAGTGTGTCCCCCTGTCTAAAATAACCTTTGCACTCAATCATTTTTCCAGTTGGCTTGTGTACGAAGTCAGGCTTATAAGTCCTTTTGGTTATGTAAGGAACGTCATAAGGTTCGTAAACAAAATCATTCTTTGGATAAAGAGTAGCAAACGTCTTTTCAAGTCCGGATCTAAACATTTCCTTAAACGGCCCTTTTTTCTTTGATCTCAGGTACTTTCGGTTCATTTTTTACCTCTATTAAAAAACGTGGACCTGTAGAGTAAGCGAATACTCGCAAGTCCGGATAGCATGATCTTTTGAACTGACAGTAAGAGCAGCCTACGGCGAGTTTCAGGTTCCCACTCTTTCCATCTGGCAATGGCTCGTAACAGGGTAAAGGCCGCTCTTCTACCCCTACCATCTTTTTTACGTGCCTGATCCTTTCAGCTATGTCCTCCTTCAAGACTTCATAAACAGGAGCCTGAGTGTCCTCCAAGTCGTACTGGAGAAAAGTCAAGTGTCCGTTCTGTTTGTCCATGGCAAGCCAACCAAACTTGGTTTCATCCTCAGAGTAGGCGTATGCCTTTATCTGGTCTATGTAACCAAAGGGATCGTCAAAGGCCAGTGATCCGTCCTTGAACTTCTTAAAACCGTAGGAGCTAGTTGACTTAACGTCAGTTACTATTCCGTCAATCCTACAGTCCATGTGACCCTTGATGCCTTCAACCTCACATTCCTTTTGTTCGTCGGTGACTGTATGTCCTGCCATCCTAGTCAGGAACAACAACATTTCCTCTATTAAGTGACCGTACAGAAACTTAACCAACGTATGCGGTTCTATAGCTTCCTTGGCTACTCCCCGGAAATGGTTCCACAGGTATCTATCGTCCCTGCCTATGTTGGACAGGCGTAGCTTTCGAGCGTCAAAACCTCTGTTTACGAACTCCTTCCGCATCAAGTCCTTCATGGCTTCACCAAAGCGTTCTATCTCCTCTTCAGCGTCCACTTCACTGTCAACACGTTTAGTCTTAACTAATTTATAGATGTCCGGAACTAATGTACTAATGTGTTTCATGTTTTATGCTCTACAAAACGTAATTTTCTGTTTTCAGGATTAAAACTCAGTATTTGCACTCCAAGTTGTTTCTGTAATGGAGAACGATAACCTGTGTTCCATCGTTTTTTAGAATTGGGCCACCTATGGTCTTTACCTCCAGTTTTTACGTCAATAAGAACAATGTTTCCATTTTCACGATTAAAGGAAATCATATCCACAGGTCCAGTACACCCTGAGTTTTTAAACACATCGAATCCTTGATCCCACAACCAAGTTATAGCGTAATGTTCCGCTATGTCTCCAGTTCTGTTTAGATCTTTATTTTTAGTGGGTTTCATACCAGTTGTTCCCTATTTTGTATTCCCCTGCCAAGGGACAGTTTAATTTAAAGTGATTCCCGGCAGCCTCAATACAACTAACCGCCAGCCTACCAAACTTCTCAGCTTGATCTTCCCTCACCTCCGTCTGTACTTCGTCATGGATGTTACCTACGAACCTGTAGTCCAGTTTCCACTGTTTAGCGTAGTCTTCCAAAAGTAGCAAAGCCTGTTTCATAACTATGGCCCCGGCACTTTGCAGCAGGGTATTTAATGCGCTGTGCTGTGACCTAACGTGTACCAACCTACCGTCCAATCCAGTTACCATTTGTGGTCCATAAGAGATTTTGCTTTGTATTCTTTCTCTAAGTACTCCAAATGAGCGTAGATTGCTGCTAAAACGCTCTCTAAGGCTTTTACCTGCCCTTTGGTTGCCCCCAACCACTGATCCAAGCTTCGCATCTCCTGCCCCGTATAGAAGGGCATAGATAAAAGTTTTTGCTGTATCCCGTGATTCAAGTCCTGCAAGTCTCTGGTTTGTTGAATGTATGTCTCCGTTGACCACTTCATTTATGTATTCCTTGTCATTCATGTAGTGAGCCAACATGCGTAACTCAAGACCACTCGCATCAAAACCCACCAGTTTGTAGCCTTCACGGACGGACCAGCACTCCCTGCAATCCTTACCATAAGGACTGTAGGACGCAGGTACTTGAGCTAGGTTAGGGCTGTTATGAGTCATACGTCCCGTTACCGCTCCATTACTGTTAACCTTACCGTGAACCCTGCCTGTAGTTGGTGAGACTGCATCAATCCAGCTTTGAACCTGTGCAGTGCGTTTCTGTACCATCAGGTACTCTGAAATTAATTTAGCCTCCGGTATGTCGTTTATCTTTGACAGAGTTCCTTCGTCAACTATCGGTTGACCAGTTTCAGTGAAGCTACAGGGCTTCCACCCAAAGTACTGTAAGTACCTGCCTATCTGTTGTCTGGACCCTAAGTTAAACGGAGGAAACTCTATCCTGCTGAACGGTCCCTCAACAGTGTCCCAAGAATCTCCTAGGAATTTGAGACCTACTATTGAAAGAGAACCGTCCTTTTTAATCTTTGGTTGCACCTCCTTAACAAATACTGGTAACGGTAAAAAAGTCTTTTGAACTTCATCTTCAATCGCAAGTTTTTTCTCCTTTAGTTCCGCAAGTAACATGTAGGCTTTCTCTTCGTCCAACAACCAGCCATTACGTACCTGCTCTTGTATAATAAATTGAACTTTGTGTTCTAAGTCTATGGATTCCTGAGAAAACTCTGCCAGTTCGTCGTAAACTTCCAGATACACTCTCTCAGTCACCGCTGTGTCCTGAATACAATAGTCCACCATCTCCTGAGAACACTGTGTCCAATCGTCGTAGTCCCCTTTGGGAAATCCTAATCTATCTCCCCAAGAGCGAAGGGAATGTCCCTTGTCTCTCTGTGGGTTAGCTAGTCTGGAAAGTACCAAAGTGTCCACTACCCTCTCAGGAGCCACAGAAACGCCCCAGAGCGATTCTAAGACCGGGAGGTCATATCCTATTAGGTTATGCCCAATCACCTTCTCTGAGCCTTGCAGAGCGTCTGAGAGGGTATCTGGAGTATAGTGTACTAAAACACCTCCGTCCTGCCTTGTTACGGCCATCCAGATTTTGCTGGCATTTAAACCGTCTGTTTCTATGTCCAAGAAAATCAAAACTGAGTCTCCATGTCGTTATTGGAGGGAGGACCAACTTCCGACATTCGGCCTGTGAACCTGTCGTACTTCAGATAACAGGCAGCACCAGTTAGACCTGCATAACGATTCTTCAGGATTCTTACCGTAGTGGTATTCCTGCTTTCCTCATCTTCGTCCTGCTGGTTACGCTCCAAGCCGATAACCATGTCGGAAAGTTGGGCTATAGCCTGAGAACCCCGGAGTTCACTCAAGCTAATCCTTCCTCCGTCCTCATGTGGTTTGCCTTGTGTTCTCTTTAAGTGAGAAACTAAAAACAAACCTACACCTAACTCCTGAACCAGTGTTCTAAGTTTAGTCATAATCGCGTCAATGGCTCTGCGCTCATCGTCCGACTCCTGACTACTGACAACTATAGATAGGTGGTCCAGTATGATCCATTTGCAGTCCAAAGCCTTAGCCATGAATCGGACTCTGGAAAGCAGGTTATCCTCCGACGTTGATCCCCAATGGTCAAACAGGAAGTATCTTCCAGTTCCCATAGTGTCCTGCCAGTAAGGTTTAACCAACTCTTCATCAATTTCCTCCTCTAAATGTAATGGACAGTCCGCAGCTATGGACATGATGCCCAGAGCAGTCCTGCTGATGTCCTCCTCCAGTGCTAGGACTCCTATATTGTCGTCCGTAGCGTTAAGAAGGTAGTACTCCAGCTCCCTGACTATCTGGGACTTACCCATACCGGAACCTGACGTTATGGTGACTAACTCATAAGGCCTGAAACCTTTAGTGTAGTCATTGAGTCCATGCCACGGATAAGGTATGGATTTAACTTTCATCTTACCCGTAATGGCTTCCCATGTGTCAGTACCTGCGATAATACCGTCAGGTTGATAGCATTTTGAGTTCCACCATGAGCTAGTGAAGTCCTTAACCTTACCGGCCTGTAGCATTTCTCCAGCGTCCTTCATTGGCAGCTTGCATATCTTTAGCTTGTTAGGGCTAAATATGTCCTTGACGGAATCCACCGCAGTCTGTCCAGCTTTATCACTGTCGAAACATAACACTACGTTGTCGTAGTTCTCTAGAAACTCTAGTTGTTCCTTAACTTCCCTAACTGCTCCACCAGCTCCGGACCTAAGGCTCACTACGTCCCATCTATTATCAAACATCTCAGAGACAGCTAGACAGTCTAACTCTCCTTCTGTGACTGTGATAAACTTTCCTGATCCTTTACAAGTGTCCTGTCCAAACAGGCCCACGTTTTCTGCGGACCCTGAGTAGGAAAAGGACTTATTTTTAACACTTTTTTTCTTATGGCCCTTGACTTCTCCAGTGTCAAGGTCTTTATACGGATAAAAGTGATTATTTATCGTCCCTGAGGCATCGTACTGGACTGTAACACCAAACTTTCGACAGGTATCTTTTGATAGTCTTCTGTCCGGTATGGCTGCTATAACTCCCAGTTCGTCCTCAGCAGTTAGTTTTTCATTTTTCATATAACCCCACGCATTGTCCGACTCTTGTTCTATTTTGTTACGAAATGTTACAAAGTCGGTGCTTGGTTCATAATGAGTGCACCCTGCGGAGTAGCACTTGCCTGACCCGTTGCTATAACGTGCAAAGGCATCACTAGATCCGCAGGATGGACACGGTTCATGTCTAACGAACTTAGAATCCTTCTTCAATTCCGTCCCCGGATTCTTCGCCTAACTCCAATACCCTAACCGCATTAAGGTACGTTGGTGTGGCGTGAACAGGGTGAGAGTCTCCTAGTTTGTACTGAACTCTAACCTTGGAACCTTTTGGTATGTTACCCATAAACGGTTCATCTTCGTTGTCAACAATCCTAACCGGAAACTTACTGGCAAACTTACGTTGCGAAGTCCCTTCGTAGTTTTTGACTTTAACACCCTCGGAGGATAGCTTTTCTGCCATGTCTTCCTCCAGTGATAAGGTTAAAGTGTATCTACCAGTGTCTTGACCCTGATAGACTTCCGTTTTCTGTAGGTTTTGAAACGCTACAGTTCCTTCTAGTAATGGCATATGTGGTTCTCCTATATGTTACCATTGTTTATACTATAGAATACTAAAGAATACTTATTATGATGATTATGGTTATATAAAGTATCTTTAGTATACTATAGAATAGTATAAAGCATAAATGTTACAGAATTATTTCATAAACTAGCTAAATTGTTACAAATTGTTACAGAAAGTCATCTAAGTTAATGTTGTCTGCTTCGTTGGGTATCTCTGAATCATACTCAATCAAAGTTTCATTGCTGACTTTGTAACAAGTGTTACATAAGTCTAGAAACTGGCCTGTTAGTTTGTCCTTTCTAGTTAATTCTGTTTCCTCTAATAGTTTGTTACAAGCTTTGCATCTCATTTATACATCTCCTTTATTTCTTCGTTAAGCTCTTCTAAATATTCTTCAAGTTCCTCTAAAATTTCTTCAATTACTGTGGATGAAACTATAGGATCATTGTCAAATAAAAACTCTCCTATTTCTACGTGTCCAGTTCCATCACATAAGTTAAATTTAAGCTGCCCTATAGTTTTATAAGCTTTAACGCTCATTAATGTATCTCCGTTTGTAAGTCCATTAAATCCCTATTAAAAACTAGATTGTGTTCTTTGTCTAGCTCCATGGTGGTCATATTGTTATAGACTGACTCCATTTGATCCTTAGCTAAGCTTATCAAGTCCACCATCTTAATGATGTTCATATGGTACTCAATCAAGTCCTGAGTTTTTATCTGTCTTTCTACAAAGTCCTCCCCGGTATCGTCGGTTACGTCTAGATCATGGCTGTATTCGTCGCTCATTGCGTTTTCTCCTATTTTTTCGTTGTCTGGTTGCATCCTTCAAGTCTAGGTAA